TAAGGCTTGAAAAGGATGCTCTGAGGGCTAGAGACCCAGAAGCCTATGCAACAGTCTGGGAAGGTGTTTGCAGGCAATCAGTCGATGGAGCTATCTTTGCTAAAGAACTTCAGATGGCAGAGCTACAAGAGAGGATTACAAGGGTTAATTACGATCCTATAAAGCCTGTCCATTGTGTGTTTGACCTTGGATGGTCAGATGCAACAGCTATTTGGTTCGTTCAATTTATTGGAATGGAAACTAGGCTTATCAGGTACTTTGAGACAAGCCAAGAGACTATTTCAGCCATATTAGCCAAAGTTCAGACGTTTGGATACATGCTAGATACCTTGTGGTTGCCTCACGATGCTCAAAACAAGACTTTAGCTTCTAATGGCAAGAGCATAGAAGAAATAGTGCGAACTTTAGGATTTAAGACTAGAATATTGGAAAGAGTGCCTATTGTTGACAGTATTAATGCTTCAAGGACTATCTTTCCAAATTGCTATTTTGATCGAAACAACTGTGAAGAAGGCTTAAATGCTCTCAGACATTACAGGTATGAAGTTGATCCAGATACCAAAGCATTTAGCAAGACTCCTTTGCATGACCAATACTCTCATGGTGCTGATGCTTTCAGGTATATTGGCTTGATGGTCAATGAGCCTAAAAAGCATCCTAAAAAGGCAGTGTATCAACCCTCGATCAACTGGATGGGCTAAAAATGGACGATTTAGAGTCAAATGCACTAATAACTGAGGCTCAACAGTTTCTGCACCTTTGCACAGATGCAGACATGATGAATCGTCAGGAAGCACTAGAAGACTTGAGATTTAGTGCTGGTGACCAATGGCCTGTGGAAATCCAGAACAGTCGTACTCTTGAGTCTAGACCTTGCCTGACAATCAACAAAATTGATGCTTATGTGCGTCAGGTAACAAACAACATTAGGCAACAGAGGCCTAGAATCAAGGTCCATGGGGTAAATAATGAATCAGATGCAAAGATGGCTGAGATTCTCACAGGTCTGTGTAGGCATATTGAGGTCAATTCAGATGCTGATCAGGCTTATGACAACGCAGTTGACTTTGCCGTACGCATGGGATGGGGCTTCTTCCGTGTTATCACTGACTACACCAAACCAGATAGCTTTGACCAAGAGATTTACATCAAATCCATAGTCAACCCATTTACAGTCTATTTTGATCCAAACTCAGTCATGCCTGATGGCTGTGATGCTGAAAGATGCCTGATCACTGAGGTGATTTCTAAGCAACAATTCAGGAAAATGTACCCAGATGCTGATGATGGCACACAATTTAATCTCAGAGGAGCTGGTGATACTAATGCAGAATGGGTGATGAGAGAGGATATTCGCATCGCTGAGTACTTCTACACCAAACACATCAAAACCAAGCTACTGATGCTTGCTGATGGCTCTACAGGATACAAAGATGAGTTCAAAGGTGATCCTAGCCAAATAATCGAGCAAAGAGATACAGTCAAAAAAGAGATTTGGTGGGCTAAGATTACTGGAATGCAAGTCCTAGAAGAAGGCAAATGGGCTGGGAAATATATTCCAATTATTCCTGTCTATGGGCAACAATTGATTGTTGAGAACAAGCGTAAGAAGTTTGGCCTTGTAAGGCAAGCCAAAGACCCACAACGCATGTACAACTTCTGGCAAACCTCAATGACTGAGAGCATTGCACTTGCTCCTAAGCCAAAGTGGTTAATTGCAGAAGGCCAAGATGAAGGCCATGAGACTGAGTGGGCACAGGCTAATATCAAGTCCACAGCAACATTGAGGTACAAGCAAGTTGACATTGATGGTAGACCAGCTCCTGTGCCATCGAGAATTCAGCCTGAGAGTCCTCCTGCTGGCATCATGGCCGCGTCAGCAAGCATTAGCCAAGACCTCCAAGCAGTCATAGGCATTGTTGACCCAAATCAACAGCCAACAGGCAACATCTCAGGAAAAGCCTTGAATGGACAGCAACAGCAAGTTGACATGTCTAACTTCCACTTTTACGACAATTTGACTCGTTCACAGAGGCATTTAGGCAAGGTCATACTTGATCTAGTGCCTAAAATCTACGATTCAGAGAGGGTAATGAGGATCATTGGGGATGATGGCAAGCCTGATCTAGTGAGCCTGAACTCGTATGGAGCAGATGAGGAAGGTGTTTACAAGATACTGAATGACACGTCAGTGGGTGAATATGATGTGGTGATGGACACTGGCCCGGGGTACAACAGCAAGCGTCAAGAAGCAGTCACAGCCATGATGCCATTGCTCTCAGCAGACCCAGCTTTGATGCAAGTGGCTGGGGATTTGTTTTTTAGGAACATGGACTTCCCCGGTGCTGAGATGATTGCTGACAGACTCGCGGCCAGCAACCCAATGAGTCAAATTGACAAGAAATCTAAGATTCCTCCACAAGTCCAGATGCAATTAGCCATGTCTCAGCAACAAATGCAAGCCATGCAACAACAGATTCAACAGCTCCAGATGACCATCAAACAGCGTCAGGACATTGAAGGTGTCAAACAACAAGCAGAGACTCAACGTTAGCTGATGAGGCAGACAGCCAAAGCCCACAATACTGAGTCCATGCTTGAGGCTAGAGTCCATGATGTAAACATGAGAGCCATTTCTAGCCAAAACAAGACAGAAATTGAGTCCATTATGGAGCTTTTGGTGCACCATTTGGACACTGCAAGGCTGGAAAAGGAAATTGCAAGCAGAAATGCTGAACAGTACAAATATGCTCAAGAAAGTGTGCAATCTATACAGTAGTTTGACACAGTAATCAATTCAGTCTATATTGACGAAACCTTACCAATCAGGTTGATTGGGCAAATCCTTGGGTCAAACCATGTCTGAAAAAGAAGCGAGCCAAGTGCTCACAAGCGAAAACAGTGCTGAGTTTTATAGCAATCGTTTAGGTTTAGCTGACACCACTCCTGTAGAGGCAGTTCCTACTGAGCCTACAGAAGTTAAAGAGCAGAATGAACCCATTGCTGAAGAACAAAGCAAAACAACAGAAGAACAGAAGCCTAATCGTCTCGAAAAGCGATTCTCAGATATCACTAAGCAAAGGGAAATGGCACGAGCTGAAGCAGATCGTGAGCGTACTAGAGCTAGTGAACTAGAAGCTAAGTTGAAAGAGCTAGAAGCAAGAGTAAGTCCTAAACCAACTGAAACTGTTAAACCTAGAGCAGAGCAATTTACTGATGCGTTTGAGTACGCAGAAGCACTTGCAAAGTATTCAACAGAGGAAGCACTTAGGGAGCGTGACAAGCAAGAGTTTGAGCGTAGATTAGCTGATGATCGTGCCAAAACATTTGAGGCATGGAATAAGCGTCAAGCTCAAGTGAAAGCAGAGTTACCAGATTATGAAGACATGCTTGCATCATCAGATGTAGTGGTAAGTGATCAGTTGCGTGATGCAATCTTTGAGAGTGAGACTGGACCTCGAATCCTGTACCACTTAGCAGAGAATCCAGAAGTAGCTGAGAAGTTATCCAAGATGTCTACATTAAGTGCTCTTAGAGAGTTAGGAAAGATTGAGGCAAGGCTTGAGAAAGCTCCTCAAGAAGAAGTGAAACCTGTTGTGAGGTCGAATGCTCCAAAGCCTATTAGCCCACTGAGGGCAACGAGCGCGGCTTCTGAAGTGCCCCTAGACTCTGAAGGCAGATTCACAGGGACGTTTCAGCAGTGGCGTGAGGCTCGTAAAGCTGGGAAGATTAGGTAATCAAACTTTTTAACTTTTTAAGGAAAGAATCATGTCAAATAATTTATTGACGATATCGAAAATCACCAATGAAGCGCTCATGGTGCTAGAGAACGAATTGACGTTCACGTCAGAGGTGGATCGCAATTACGATGATCAGTTTGCTGTGGTGGGTGCAAAGATTGGTAACACAGTCAACGTGCGGAGACCGGGTCGCTTCATCGGAACTACTGGTCCAGCTCTGAATGTTGAAGACTTCAACGAAACCTCAGTGCCAGTGACTTTGTCTACGCAATTCCATGTGGACACGCAGTTCACCACGGCTGACCTTGCATTGTCCTTGGACATGTTTAGTGATCGAGTGTTGAAGCCAGCTATCGCCGCAATTGCAAACAAGATTGATCGTGATGGCTTAGTCATGGCTAAGAACAACACAGCAAACATTGTTGGCTCTGCTGGCACACCTCCTACAGGATTGATCACCTACTTGACTGCTGGTGCTTATCTTGACTCTGAAGGTGCTCCTCGTGATGGTCGTAGATCAGTCACTATTGAGCCATTCACATCAGCAACGATTGTTGATTCATTGAAGGGTCTTTTTGTTCCACAAGAAGCCATTGGTGAACAGTATCGCAAAGGCCTGATGGGGCGGGACAGCGCGGGGTGTAATTGGAAAATGGACCAAAATGTGGTCTCTCAATTGTTTGGTTCTTGGACAGGCTCTAGTGCTGGTTCAATCACAATCAATGGAGCAAGCCAAGGTCTATCAAGTGGATGGG